CAGGTAGGCGTTGCAGGCTCCGGCATAGTCGCCGGCCCGTGTGCGCGACAGCATCGAGGAGCTGCGCCAGGCCCCGCAGCCGTACTGACCCGCGAAGTCCACCGCCTGGGCAAACTCGACCGGATGCACCAGCGTGTCGCCCAGGGAATCGCGCACGCAGGCCCCGTATTGCTGCTCCAGCAGGTTCACGGCCAGGTCGCGGGCGCGCTCCCTTGTGATGGGAGGATCTGCCATGGTCACGCGCGTGCCATCCTCGTAGCGCGTGGCGCCGTGGCCGATGGTGGGCACGTCGCCGCGCACCGGGATGATGGGCGCGGCGCTGAACCCTTCGGCCGCGATCCAGGACGCCAGGATGGCGGCACCGATGCCCAGGCCTGCAGCGTGTACACGGCCCCCGCTCATGACCGCACCTCGCATGCTGCTGCCAGCTCCTGCGCCTGGCGTGCCCGGCGGTCCTCGCGCTCATTGCTCCAGCGCCACAGCAGGTAGATGACCTGCAGCACCACGTAGAGGATGGTCAGGGCCGTGGCCGTGTGGGTCATGGTCCAGCCGTTGGCCACGTTGGTGGCCACCACGGTGACCGGCGGCGCGGCTTTGGCGCCCTCCACGGCCGCCGTGCGCACGATGGTTTCTCGATCCATATCAGTCCTTGTTGTCGAATTGGTTCAGCCGGCCCGACATGGCGTCGAGGGTCTGGCGGCTCTGGGCTTGGATCTGGGCCACGCGCTCGCGCGAGTCGGCCTCGATGTGCGCCACCTGCAGGCGCACGTCCTGGTCGCCCTTGATCTGCAGCGTCTTGTTGGCTAGGTCGGCCTGGGTCTTGGCCAGCTTGCGGCGCAGTTCGTCCAGCTCCAGGTCGGCATCGCGGCGCACGGTGGCGGCCACGCCTTCCATCTGCTGGGCCAGCGCCGGGTTGCCGCCGGCGGCGCGCAGCTGCTCGGCCTCGGCTTCCAGCTTCTCGGCGCGGGCGTTGATCTCGCGGACCTTGGCCTGCTGCTCGGCCAGCGCCTGGCGCGCGCTCTCCTGCTGCATCTGCAGGGCCTCGGCCTGGGCCTGCATCTGCTGCTGGACCTGCTGCTGTTCCTCGGGCGTGAGGGGCTTGTTGGGGTCGCGCTCGCCGGTGAGCTTGCGCATCTCGTCCGCCATCTGCTCGTGATTCGGCAGGTCGGAGTAGTCCATGGCCAGGGTCATCAGGCGCATGGCCGTGCCGGGCTCCATGCGGCCCGCCAGCTGTGTCATGGCATCGAACATCACCTGCCGCAGCGTGCCGGCATAGTCCTGCTCGGACACGATGAAGTCGGCCAGGCTGGATGTGATGTCGTTCAGGTAGCGCACGCTGCCGTCTGGTTGGACCTCGGGCTGGTTGACCTTCACCCAGTCCAGTTGCCCCTTGTGGCCTGTCAGGCGGATCACCTTCTCGTCCGTGTACCACTGCTCCACCAGGCTCAGCTGCTTCTCGCCCTGAATCTGGACCGACAGGCGTAGGTTGTCGAAGGGCTGCGTGGTCACGACCGAACCCTGCAGCTGGCGGGCCTCGATGGCCCTGCCGCTGGTGGCATTTGTGCGCCGGCCCAGGTTCTCGTCGCTGATGCCCGCGGACTTCTGGATGGCCTGGCCGTCCAGCGTCATCATCTGCACCTGGCCGGCGGCCATCTCGCTATCGCGGTGGACCTCGAACTTCTTGCCGGCCCTGTAGATCACCACGCCGTCCGGCTGGTTGACCTCATCGCGCGCTTCGTTGATGTCATCGAAGGCGCCCTTCTCCGCGAAGATCTGGTTCGTGGACAGCAGGAACAGCGCCTTGCTGGCCCGCTTGTTCAGGTCCATCTGCAGATCGCGCACGCGGCGCACGACGCCGTAGGGCATGCGGTCGCGGCCGCGCCGGTAGCACCAGATCGGTGTCAGGCTGAAACTGTTGTGCCGCATGGGCATGGGGCCCAGGGCCAGCAGGTGGCCCTCGGTGAAGACCGCGACGTGCATGCGCATGGCCACGCGGTCCACGATGGAGCCGCCAGCGCGGCCAATGGCGTCCAGCAGCACCTGGTCCCAGGCCTCCACGAAGGCGCCCTTGAATGGCCCATCCGTCACGACCTTGACGGACACGGGCATGCGGAACTGGCACTCAATCAGGCGCACGCGGCTACGGGCCTCGCTGTCGATGTTGCCCCGGCCGCCCGTGACGTAGCTGCCGCTGGTGCCGCTGGTGCCGCTGGTGTGGCGCTCGCTGGTGTAGCCCTGGTGATAGAACTCGTCCTCGGCCCACTGCTGGGCGCTGAATTCCTGCTCACGCAGCACCGCGCGCTCCAGCACGTCGCGCCGGCCCGGGTACATGGTGATGGCCACGTCCTCGTCCACCCAGCGCGTGCGGAAGATGTAGCGCGCGTCGCTCAGGTCGTTTTCCATAGCCATCGAGTCCCAGAGCACGCTGCGCCAGTCCTCGTACTTGGAATAGATCACGTCCTTGGTGGGGTCGTTGCACACGCCGTCGTCCAGCCAGCCCACGCCCACCTTGATGGCGTCCTCGAAAGCGCGCGAACGGTTGAAGGTGGTCCGGTTCACGTCGCTGACGTACTTGAGCACCTTGGTCTTCACGTCGGCCAGTTGCACATCGTCCTCGGTGCGTGGCAGCACGCTCCAGTCCACACGCGCCCGCCGTTCGGTGCCAATGAGCCAGTCGCACATCACGGCCACCTCGTTGAACACCAGAGGCACCTGGCCGCGCCCCTCCAGCGTGGCCGCGTCAGCCGGGTCCCACTGGTCGCCGTCGTAGTAGTCGGCGTCGATGGACATCTGCAGGCGGTTCTCGGCCTGGATCTCGCGCTCGCGGTAGTACCAGCTCAGAAGCTTGCGCAGCGTCTTGCGGGCCTCAGGCTGGTCCAGCGGGTGCTGAGGCGTGGTGTCCACCAGGTCGAAGGTCAGGGGTTCGTCGTTCAGGGTTCGCTCGCCCACGCCCGCGCGGCGGTTGAAGCGGGCCTCAAGCTGGGACATATTCGGCCCCCGCGTCCGGGATGGTCAGGGCCTCGGCCGCGATCTCCCGGCCTTCGGACTTGACCACCAGGCTGCCGAACTCGCGGCCCGGGCGCTGCCACGCGGGCTCGCTGGGCATGCTCACCAGGTCGGGCAGGCCCTCGTTGACGATGGTGGCCACGCGCACCCAGTTCGGCCGGTTCGGCTCGATGCCCAGCACCTCGCAGGCCTTGACGCAGGCCTTGGCCAGATAGGCCGGGTCATCGTAGAGATAGGCCGCGCTCTCCATCACCACGTACCACGGGGCTTTGGGGCGGTAGGCCGGGATCAGGACCAGCGCGCGCTCGGCGTTGATCCAGGTGTAGACCGCCAGCAGGTCCCCATGCTGGCGGTGAAGGTGCGCTTTGCGCAGGTCGATACATGCAGGCATGCCCGCGAAAGTGGCAGGCTTGGTACGGGATCACCGCGCCATGCCGCCACCGCGCGGCTTCCTGGGCCTCGCGCCCTGGGTGTCGTTGTCCATCAGCGGCAGGGCCATGTTGATGTAGCGCCACACGTCGGCCCCGTGGCTGGCCTCGTCGTGCAGCGGCGCCCCAGGCTCGTTCGTGCGCGGGTCGATCTGGCGCCGATACCGGCTCAGGCACTCCAGCAACGCGGCGCAGCGCTTCTCATCGATGTAGGCGGTGGCGAAGATACCGCGCGCCAGGCGAATGCCCGACTCCAGGCCCGCGCGCTCCAGCACCTCCACCTCGCGGCCCATGTCCTCCAGGATCTGCTGGGCCGTCTGCCCGGTCTTGAAGTCACCGTGGGCGCCGTCGTGCGGCAGGAAGTCCGTGCCCCAGCGGTACGGCAGCTTCTCCATCTGCTCCACATACCACTCCAGCGTCTTCTGGTTGTCCTGCATGAAGTTGATCACGCGGAAATCCATGGCCGTGCGCTGCACGAATGCGATGGCCATGTTGTCGGCCCAGCCCAGGTCCCAGACGGTGTGCACGGGCAGCTTGGGGTTGTAGGGCACCAGGCATACGCGGTCGTCGTTGTAGAGGCGCTCCACCTCCTTCGCGTAGATCGCGCCGGCCAGCGTGCGCTTGGGGCGGCCCTCCCAGACGTTCCAGTAGGTGTCCGGGTCGCGCTTGAAGTGCCGGCGGCGCTCCTTCTCCAGCACCTCAGGGAACCAGGGGTTGTCCCGCCAGTTGATTTCGCACAGCCAGGTGTCGCTGTCGGCCGCCTCGATGAACCGCGCATAGGTGGCGTCCGTGGCCAGGTCGGGGTTGAGCGTGAGCCAGATTTCCGAGCCAGGCCGGCGGATGGTCGGCACCAGGACCTCCCATGACCGCGCGCTGACGCTCTGGGCCTCTTCCACCCATACGATGTCAATGGCCTCATAGGACTTGATCGAGTCCACCGTGTGGCTCTGCAGGCCCGCGAACAGGATCAGCGTGCCGTTGGCGCCGCGGATCTCCGTGTCCAGCACATCGTAGAAGCCACCCAGGCCCAAGGCCGCTATCTGGTCGGACAACAGGCGGTGCACCGAGTCGCGCATGGACTTCTGGATCTCGCGCGCGCACAGGATACGCAGGGGGCGGTTGCTGCCCATCACCAGCAGGGCCATGGCCACGGACCAGGACTTGGCCCCGCCGCGCCCGCCGTACATGACCTTGAAGCGCTTGGGCTGCCACAGGCCGCGCAGCTTGGCGGGGAACTCCACCCGGACGCGCGCGCGGTCTACCTCGTAGTCCTCGGCAAAGTCGGGCTCCAGGTCCTCGCCGGCCAGCGCCGCGTCCAGGGATAGCGCGAGGGCCGTGGGCCGCGTGTTGGGGGGCGGCAGCTTCATGCGCCCTCCCCGTCTCGCGGATCGTTCTCCCGCGCTGGCGCATCCACAAAGTGCAGCTCGAAGTGGCCCACGTTGCCGCCGCCGTTCGGCCCCTTGCCCGCGTCCTTGTCGTTCATGCCGAAGGCCTGGCGCTCCATGTCCACCACGATGCGCAGGCTCTCGGCCAGCACCTTCATGGTCTTGGAGCGCTCCGGCAGGCTGATGACCTTCTGGTAGAGGTCGTTCAGCTTGTCCATGCCGTTGTCGTCGGGCGCGCGCAGCATCTCGCCCAGCTCCTGCAGGTAGGCCACCGTGTCCGCGTCAGCCATCACCTCCAACTCGTCCAGCAGAGCGTTGGTGATCTTGCGTGCCCGCTGGATGTCGCGCCTGTGCGCCAGCCTTATGGTGGCCACAGCCTGCGCATTCGCGTCCACCACCTCACGTTCGGACGCAGTACGCTCCGCGCGTACCTCGCTGCGTACCGCCTCCTTGCGTACCAGCTGCTCTGCTTTCTCCTGGATGCGCTCCGACAGATCCCGGCTCCAATCGTCACGCTTGGCACGCTTGCGGATCGCCCCTTCGCTGATGCCCTGCTCTCCTGCGATTTGCCTCAGGCTCTTGATGCCGGCCCTGTAGTCCAGCTCGATGCGCTCCCACTGCGGCGCCTGCTTCTGTTCTTTGCTCATCCTGCCGAACGTGGCAGGCTTGGGACGAAAAAAAACCTCGATCACAAACGACCGAGGTTTACCTATGACGCTATCGACAACTTGTAAAAACTATTATACAAATATCAATTGCAGAAAAACAACCTACTATCTTTCTTGTGCAGAATATTGATCACAATGATATTCAATTGGAAGAACAATAAACACATACATTCGTTCCAAATACTCAGAAATATCGATTTTTATTCCACGATCTTTTGCAAGAGCCAAACCTTCTTCTAGATGCCTTGCAACTTCATTAATATCCGGATGCCTAGTATCCGCCCATATTCTGTAGAGATGTGGCTTTTTTCTATCGGTATAAATATCAACATGCACATCCGTGCCAACAATTTCCACTCTATACTCAAGAACCGTTCTCTTCATAAAAATCCTTAAAGATAACTAGCACCAAACATGATCAAGAATACTCTATCAAAATTCAGCGCATCGCAGCCAACTCAACTTTATAGACAAGAACAACGCTTAGATTAATTTACAAAATAATCATAAGCAGACTTTACGCCACTGGGAACACTAGCAGGATCGATAAGTGCTAAAGTCTTCTTAAATCTTTCTCTGCAAGCCGGAATCTTAGAAACTCGCCGCCCTAAAACATTTTCAGGAACTGTTGCCAAACGAATCATCGTTGCGATTTCCCTAGGGGAGAAAGAACGTATTATTTGCTCATAAGATGGTGAGGCGGCCCACGAAACACCATAGCCATTTCCGATATTGCAAGCGACAACCACTTGCACAAATTGCTCTTGCACTGTTTCAGGAACAGCACCTTGGCGCGAGAGTTCCAACAGTCGTTCCGCAAAAGGCGGCTCATTATAAAAATTATCCATCCCGGAATGAACATTCCACAGCCGCTCAATTGATCGAAAAAATACAGCATGCTGCTCTGACTCGTTGAGCAAAGTCAGAAGACCTAATTTTTCAAAGAACT